AAACCGGGCAACTTGAATTCGATGCGGATAAAATTGCGTTTGTTTTCCGACCTCACCAACACGACGATGCAAAACCCGAAGATTTGATGGAGGTCATCGTACGCAAGAACCGAAACGGTATGCTTGGCATCGCAGGCATTCAATGCCACCTTCCGTTCACCAAAGCCAACGAGTTCCCACCAAATAGAATTGATTTATGATGGAAGAATATAACTTGCAAGCCGCTTGCGTCAAGTTGTTCGCAATGCTCCGACCCAACGAGCAGGGTCTGCTATTCCTGAACCTCAACAACCCTCGCTCCCGCTCCAACGGTTACTTCCTCAAAGGCATCGGCCTGACCGCTGGCGTGGCTGACATGACCTACCTATCCCCCAAGGGAGCGGTGTTCCTTGAGTTCAAAACTCCCAAGGGTAAGCAATCCCTGTCGCAGAAGTGGTGGCAGGGAGTCGTGGAGGCAGTTGGCTACAAATATGTAGTCATCCGAAGCCTTGAGGATTTCCAGAAGATGCTGGCTGAATGTTCCTAATTTGTGTATATCTTTACCGAACTAAACCCTAAACCCATGAAAACAATGACACCAAAAGAAAAAGCATGGCAGTTGTGGAATTACTATGGAACTTTATTCGGAAGATATGATAAGGCAGCAGAAGCCTCTATTAAAGTCGTAGATGAAATGCACAATTTTATGAGAACTAATGATGATGAAAGCGATACTTGCTATTGGGCTAATCACAGAATGTCAAAGTTTTGGGATGATGTTCAAATTGAATTGCGTAAGTTGTCATAAAATACCCAAAACCTCGCAAATTGTCCCGTATAAACCCCAAACCCATGAAACTATACGCATTCCAACCACAAGGACACGGTGAGCAATCTTTCTTCACTATTGCCAAAAGCGAAGAGGAAGCCATCAAAGCAGTAGAACGCTACATTGACAAACGCTACAAAAAAAGCAATCATTTCCCATGGGAAGCGGCTGGATGGGGAACGGACTACTACAAAATGACCGTACTTGAAGAAGGACAGGTCGTTGAAAATGATAACCAATAACCCGACCATTTCGTTGACACCACCAAAATGCTAAACCCCAAACCCATGAAACCAACCCCCACCGATTTCCGCCGCTGGCAAATCCACATCCGCAAGGCGTGTGCCACCTGCCTCACCCCCGACCATGCTGAAACCATTTCCCCTTGGAGGGTGAAATTGGGTACTGCTCTCCATGTCCTCAACGCTAAAAAAGCCTGACCTATGACTTGGACACGACTTACCAAAGACACGATGCCGATTCCAATGGAAGAGGTATTCCTCGCCCTCCAAGACGGCAACTACGCAGTTGGATGGCTCACGGAAGGCCAAATCACGTTCACCAACATCCACGGCGAAGCGTGGTGGACGCATGAGGTTGCCGCTTGGATGTACCCCAAAAAGCCATAGCCATGACCCCAGCACTCATCAACCATATCGTTGACACCACCGCAATGGTACTCGGAATCAGCCGAGAAGCCATCTGCTCCAGTTCTCGCAAGCGAGCCAACGTCATAGCCCGGAACATCATCACCGATGTTGCCTACAACGACTTCCTCTTCAAATACCACGAAATCGGGGCAGTCCTCAAGCGCAACCACTCCACGCTCATCAAGAACAAACTTTCCTACGAGCAGGACATCATTGCAACCCCCGAAATCAAGTACATCCGCAGACAAGTTTTGCACAATGCTCAAGATTTTCTGCTAAATCTTTACGGAGGTTATACTTCTAAGTAGGTGCGACTTATGTCGTCGGTGAGCCTACGATAATCGGCAAATCCGTGAGATTCGGACGGGGGGGTGCTTAACTGCATCCCCCTATTTTTTTGCATACCTTTGTGCATGCAGTCAGCCGAAACCGTAATTCTTGACCTCTACCGTTCGGGCGAAATCAAGAAGGCCTGCATCACCATCACTGGCGGCGACCCGCTTTGGAGGGATTTGGAGCAGGAATGCGTCCTCATACTGCTGGAGAAAGACCCCGCCAAGATTCTGCAAATCCAAGGGCAGGGCTACTTCAAGTTCTACGTCGTGCGCCTGCTGCTGAACTTGTATCGTGGCAAAAACAACCAGTTTGCGCAGAAGTACCGTCATCACGACATCACCGAGGAAATCGACCCCAACGCTGATATGACCCATGAGGAGTACAGTTCGCTGGTTGACGATATGTGGGCGATAGCCGAAACGGAGATGGATTCATGGGCCAAGGAGGGGGCATTCCCCTACGACAAGGAACTGCTGAAACTTCACATGGCCACGGGCAACATGAAGAAGCTATCCCGTGAAACAGGCATCCCCTACCGCTCGGTCATCTACTCAATAGAACAAGCCAAGGCCAAAATCAAAGCAGCAATCCTCAAAACCCATGGACGTACTGATACTCCCGCTACTCGTCAGTAGCCTCGCCGCCCTCGCAATCGCCGAGTACCACGTCCTGCCCGCTTGGTGGTATCGCACTTGGCTCGGCAGGCACAAGCCGTTCAGCTGCATCACCTGCCTCTCGTTTTGGCTCGGGGCTTGCCTGACCCTGCTGACCTGCGATTGGATGCTTGCGCCTGTGTACGGCCTCGCCTCGGCAGGGCTTACCGTTGTCATCCTGCAACTGACCAACCGATGACCCAAGACGAGTTCCTGCTTGCAGCCAAGCATCGCCACTATTGGGAGCAATATCAGGCATCCCTGTTCATGCGGCTATCCCCCGAAGCCGTCCATGACTTGCAGACCATCCTCGTTGCACACGGCCGACCCAATACGAATTGGTGGTGTGCCGACTGCGTAACTTCTGCCCTCTCCTACATTTACCAAGAGGCAGACCAATTTGCCCAAGACAACCAGCATACCGTTACCCATGCCCTTACCAACCCCACAAAGCAATGAAACCAGCGACCAATTCCTCGGACGCTGTATGTCCAACGCCAACACTACCGCAGAGTTTCCCGATGCCCAGCAACGGCTTGCCGTTTGTGGTAATCTTTGGGCCAACCACAAGCGGCAGGCTTTTGAATCCTATGCCGACTACGGCGAAGGGGTACGCAATAACGCCAAGCGGGGCATCGAACTTAACGAGCGGAATGGCAACAAATGTGCGACCCAAACAGGCAAGGTCAGGGCGCAGCAACTCGCCAGCGGTGAAGCGATTTCCCTTGCAACGATTAAGCGGATGCACTCCTACCTTTCACGAGCAGAAACCTACTACGACAACGCTGATTCTACCAGCGATTGCGGATACATTAGTTACCTGCTTTGGGGCGGCAAAGCGGCTCTTGGCTGGTCAAGAAATAAACTCCGAGAACTTGGCGAACTCGACGAAGGCTGACACGGAAGCGAAAATCCAAGCGAGAATGGATTCGCTGATGATGGTCATCACGACCCTCTGCGACTGCATTGGTGCGGTGGATGAATCCAACTCGCCCAACGCTTTTGCGGTCAAGATGAAGATTGTGGACAAGATTGACGAACTCATTGATAAAATCGAATACTAATGCAGACCCTGCCCATCGGCAAAATCAAAGCCAACCCGAACAACCCCCGAACCATCAAGGACGACAAGTTCTTCAAATTGGTGCAATCCCTCAAAGACCTACCCGAAATGGCCAAGGTTCGGCCTGTGGTTGTCAATCAGGATATGGTTGTCCTTGGCGGGAATATGCGACTCAAAGCGATGAAGGAAGCGGGATGGAAGGAAGCCCCCGTTGAGGTTGTGGATTGGGATGAGGATAAGCAAAGACAGTTTATCATTAAAGACAACGTGGGATTCGGAGAATGGGATTGGAATATGCTGGCCAATGAATGGGATAACGAAGAACTGAAGAATTGGGGTCTTGATGTTTGGAAAGCCCCAGCAGAGATTGACTATTCAGACAAAAATGAGGAAATTGATGTAGACAATTTAGATGCTACAATGACCCTAAAACTGAATTTTAACGAGGACGAATACTGGCAAGTAAAAAAACAGTTAGCGCAAATAGCATCAACTCCCGAACAAGCCTTAATGAAATTACTTGGCAATGAGTAAGCATAGATTTCCATATAAATGGAATTTAGCCAATGGCTATCCGCAAAGCAATGGGTTAAAAGTATTTGGCACTTTTATTTGTGGAGGGGGTTCAACAATGGGATATAAATTAGCAGGCTTTAACCATTTAGGTGGCGTTGAAATTGACCCTGAAGTTGCGGATGTTTACAAAACAAATCACAATCCAAAATATTTATTTGTTGAGGATATACGAGATTTTGCAAATAGATTGGAATTTCCCAAAGATTTATATGACCTTGATATTTTAGATGGCTCACCACCTTGCAGTTCATTCAGCATGGCGGGAAATAGAGAAAAAGATTGGGGCAAAACAAAAGTATTTAGGGAGGGACAGGCAGAACAACGACTTGATGATTTGTTTTTTGATTATATACGATTAGCCAAAAAGTTGCAGCCAAAGGTTGTTATTGCTGAAAATGTAAAAGGATTAATTCAAGGCAACGCAAAAGCATATGTCCACAGGATTAAAAAAGAATTTGAAGCCGCTGGATATAAAGTGCAGTTGTTTTTATTAAATGCTGCGAGTATGGGAGTGCCTCAAAAACGTGAACGAGTGTTTTTTATTTGTCAAAGAAATGATTTAAATTTTCCTAAATTAGAATTACGGTTTAATGAGGATGCTATACCTTTTAACTTAATTAAAAATAATACAATAGGAAAAGAAATAACGGGAGAAATGCGTAAATATTGGGAACTTTGCCCAGAAGGTAATGCTCTTTCAAAAGTGCACCCTAAAGGAAATTATTTTGGTAGTATTAAAGTTTCAGACAATCAAGTTTGTAATACGATTATAGCAAGTAGTTCAAGCCCTTTATTGCATAATAAAAAACCACATTATTTGTCTGACAATAATATTTGTCAAATAGGAACATACCCCCTTGATTACAATTTTAAAAAGATTGAACCAAAATATCTAATTGGTATGTCAGTTCCGCCTGTAATGACTGCACAGGTAGCAACTGAAATATACAATCAATGGCTAAAAACAGCCGAATAACAGCCGTGAGCAATCCGATACCAAATAACAAGCCATTTGAAAAAGGGAAGTCAGGCAACCCCAATGGTCGTCCACGCAAGTACGTCAGCACCCTGATTGACCAAGGCTACAAGCGGTCCGAAATCAACGACACCATCCAAAACATGATGGCGATGACCTTGGAGGAAGTCAAGGCGGTTTGGGACAACCCAACGGCAACGGTACTTGAAAAGACCATCGCCTCGGCCATCCGCAAGTCCATTGAGAAGGGAACGCTCTACTCCATGGAAACCCTGCTTTCAAGGGTGTACGGTCAACCCAAGCAGGAGGTCGCTGCAACCATATCGCCTCAACCAATATGGCAGGGCGTAAAACTACAAGTTGACACCAACAACAACGGCAATCAAGATTGATGGATTCCGCAAGAGAATCCGAATAGTCCAAGGCGGTTCATCGGCAGGCAAGACCTTTGCCATCCTGTCCTTGCTTTATTCCTATGCAGCCAACCCCGAATGCGGACCGCTTGAGATTTCGGTAGTTTCCGAATCCATTCCACACCTTCGCAGGGGTGCGCTCAAAGACTTCCTCAAGATGCTCAACATGACAGGGCTATACCAAGAGGAACTATACAACCGAACGCTGCTGCGATACGATTTTCCGCATGGCTCTTACATCGAGTTCTTTTCCGCTGACCAAAGCGACAAGATGCGAGGGGCAAGAAGGGACGTGCTATTCGTGAACGAGGCGAACAACATCGCATGGGAAGCCTACCACCAACTGGCTATCAGGACAAGGACCGCCATCTACATCGACTACAATCCAGTCCGAGAGTTTTGGGCGCATACCGAATTGATGCACGACCCCGATGCCGAGTTCCTGCTCGTTACCTACAAGGACAACCAAGCCCTTGACCCTGCCATCATCCGAGAGATTGAGAAAGCCAAGACCAAAGCCGAAACCTCTGCCTATTGGGCGAACTGGTGGAAGGTGTACGGCATGGGTCAGGTTGGAACGCTTCAGGGTGCGATATACGGCGACTTCTCGGTAGTTGAGGGCATAGACCCATCCACAATGAAATTCGTCGCCTACGGCCTTGACTGGGGGTTCAGCAACGACCCTACGGCCTTGGTCGCCGTGTACCGCAGGGGTGACGACCTCTTCATCCATGAATTGCTTTACCATCGAGGGCTGACCAACTCGGACATCGCCACAAGGCTGAAGGAGTTTGGCATCACCCGTGCTTGGGAGATTGTGGCTGATTCGGCAGAACCGAAGTCCATCGAGGAAATATACCGCTTGGGGTTCAACATCAAGCCTGCGAGCAAAGGCCCTGATTCCGTCAGGCAGGGGATTGACATCGTGAAGCGGTTCAACCTTCATGTGACCAAGGATTCGGTCAACTTGATTAAGGAACTCCGCAGTTACACTTGGGCGACCGATAAGGACGGCAAGGATACGGGAGTGCCGATTGATTCCTACAACCACGCCTGCGATGCCCTGCGCTATGTGGCGCTCAACAAACTTGCAGTCAGCAACTCAGGGAAGTACTTGGTGGTGTAACTTTACCGCCATGAACCTCGAATCCTTCCTTGACTTGCTTTTGATTTTTGGCAGATTCGCCCTGTTATTGGTCTTGTTATTTGCAATCGCTTCCCTATGAAACTCATCCACTACTATCACATCTACTGCGGAGGCGGCGGCCAATGGCAACTCATCATGAACCAGCACATGATGGCCCTCTGCAATTACGGACTGATAGAACGGTTGGATGAGATTCGGGTGGGCATCGTTGGTCCACCAGAGCAGAGGAAGGCGGTCAAGGAAATACTTGACAATTCGCTGATAAAAGACAAGGTAAAGGTTGTCGTTACTCGCACAAACGCATGGGAGCAGGCGACGCTGACCGAGATGTACAAGGCAAGCCAAGACGAGGATGCCGCCTATCTGTACGCACACACCAAGGGCAGTTCCGACCCATCCCTCATCAACCAACTGTGGTGCAGGTCCATGATTTTCTTCAACGTCGTCGCATGGGAGCGATGCCTTGCAGAACTGGAGAAGGTTGATGCAGTTGGTGCATATTGGTTGACCAAGGAGGAGTTCCCGCAAATCGCTGACCACAACAACCCTGACGGCTATCCCTACTTCGCTGGCACGTTTTGGTGGGCCAAGTCAAGCCATATCCGAGAACTCGGAGAACCTGTCCGAGAACACCGCTGGCAGGCAGAGCATTGGATTGGGAAGCGGGAAGGGATGACCGTGTACAACTCCTGCAAGGGATGGCCTGCGCCTGATAAATTTGTCGTTACTTTTTAGCCATGCTTATCAATATCGTCACCCCGTGCAGTAGGCCCGAAAACCTCAAAGCCATTGCCGAATCCATCAACATCCCAAGCAGGCACTACCGTTGGATTGTCGTACACGATGCCGAGGAGTTTCCCAATATAGAAACACCAAAGGAGGCAGAGCAACACCTGTACCGAGAGCAGGGAAGTATTGCAGGCCACGCTCAACGCAACTTCGCCAACAGGCTGATTGCCGATGGGTACGTCTTGCAAATCGATGACGATACCATTCTACATCCCGATTTTTGGGAAGCGGTTAAGGATTGCGAGGAGGACATCGTGAGTTGGGCGCAAACTTGGGCCAACGGAGAGCATCGATTGGCCGCTGGCAATTATTGGGTGGGAGGCATTGATTCGGGGTCGTTTATGGTCAAGCGTTCAGTCATTGGCGACCTCCAATGGATTGCAAGTAGATATGATGCTGACGGATATTTCGCCCAGCAAGTCGTGGCACGAACAAAGAGCCAACGCAAAATTGAACAATACTTGTCTTACTACAACTACCTTCGACCATGAATTACGAACAACGCATCGCAGAACTACTGCAAACCCCAAGGGTCTATTGGACCGCCTTGGAGAACGAGAACAAGGTGGATGGCCTTGTTGACCTTTGCAAGAAGTACATCAACCCAACCGACCACGGCGTTGAGGTTGGATGCTTTTCAGGTGTCAGCAGCAGGGTCATTGCTCTTCATTGCAAACTTTTGCATTGCGTTGACCCTTGGTCTTGGGGTGCAGTAGCACAAGCCGAGCAGATGTTTGACGCTATGCTACCCGATTACCCGAACATCGTCAAGGTCAAGTTGCCGAGCGTTGAAGCGGCCCAGCAGTATGCTGACCATTCGCTTGACTTCGTGTATGTGGACGCAGACCACGCCTATGCTTCGGTGGTTGAGGACATCACCGCATGGAAGAATAAAGTCAAGCAGGGCGGGTTTATAGCGGGTCACGATTCGTATATGCCCGAAGTATTGCAGGCAGTTAGGGATTGCCTCAAAGAACCTGACCACTTTTTCACGGACACCAGTTGGCTTGTAAGGCTATGAAACTCCAAGACCTGACCATCGACCAATTCCAGCGGATTGCCGCCTTGGAACTATCCCCTGCCCTGAACGACGCAGACAAGCGATTGGGCGTGGTTGCTATTGTGGAGGGAGTGGATGTCGCCATTGTCAGGGATATGCCTGCCGCTTCACTTACTAAGCGATACAAGGAGATAATCAAGGAGTGGAACGAACTGCCTGCGCTGGCATACAAGCGCAAGTTCAAAGCAGGGGGCAAGTGGTGGATTCCGACTGTGTTCACGGATGAACTTACCGCCGGGCAACTCATCGACCTCATGGAGATGAACACCACCGACGAGCGGCAACTGGTACAGAACCTGCATCGCATCATGGCGACCCTGTGCAGGGAGGCAGGTTGGCTTGGGTGGTTTTCGAAGAAATACGACGGGGCGAGCCATGCAGAGCGAGCAGAACTGATGAAGAAGCACGCCAAGATTGGCGATGTTTGGGGGGTGGTCAGTTTTTTTTTGCTAAGTTCCGAGGCTTACTTGCAAATTTTGAGCGACTATTCCAAGCACCTGACGAAGAAGGCAGCGGACCAGTAACCAACCCGCTTGCAGGCTACGGTTGGCTGATGGTGGTTTGGAGAATGGCCAACAAGGACGTGCTGAAATTCGATGCCATCTTTGCGATGAAGGCGGTGGAGTTTTTGAACTACGCCCTGCTCATTCACGACATCTTGGAGGCCGAACGGCAAGAGGCAGAGCGGATGAGGCGCAGGTAGGACACTATTTGCGTGGCTGGACATTTACCAGCATGGAGTTCGATGTATTTGTCGGTGGGTCAGGGAAGAAACTGACTAACGTGCAGAAGGAAGCCTTGGCTGACTTCGGCGTAACGCTTGCGGATGGAACTATCGAGAACAAGTCCTACGCCTTGGTCACCAAATGGCTCGAAGGTGTGGTCAAGTTAGCCAAGCAGAATCTCGCAAACGCCAACGCTATTGCCAGCAATGCCCTTGCCCAGAGCATAACGGTTGAACCCATAACCCTGACCGATTCGTCCTTTGTCGTGGCTATCAAGGCCAACGACTACTGGAAGTTCGTGGACCTTGGTGTCAAAGGTGCGAAAAGCAGTAGCCGTGCGCCGAACAGTCCGTTTCAGTACAGGGATAAGCGGCCACCTATCCGACCCATACAAGAATGGATTGCCTTCAAAAGCATTCCTTTGCAGGGCAGGGACAAGATTGCCGCCAACCGTTCCTTCGCCATCAACATCGCCAACAAGATTCGGCGGGAAGGCTTACGAGCCACCAACTTCATGTCCAACGCCGTGACCGAAGACATGGTCTCAGTACTTACCGAAAACATTGCCGAAGTCCTCGGCAAATCCATCAGCGTAGCAACAGTCCGATAATATGGCAATATCAGTCCTTTCGGGTTCGCCTCAAGCAGCGACCCCCGTTTACAACAAGATGCTCTTCAAGGTCAGCGGCTCGCTGACAAGTGCAACCAATTACCGCTACGTCTGCGATGTCAAGGACGCAGCAGGAACGACCACGCTGGCACGGCTGAAGTGCGACAAACTACCGACCACCAACTACGGTTTCTTTGATGTCAGCAGGGTCGTGGAAACGCTGATTGCGCCAACCGTTCCAACGCTTGCACAAGTTGGCTTTGCCGACCACGCTGGATTCTATTCGGGGTATCGCCTAACCTTCATGGAGGAATACGGCTCAACGCCTGTGGTGCAGACGGGAACGACTACCAACGTGACGGGAAATGTTGCCTTTGCAGGCAACTTGGAGCAGTTGGAATTGGCGGATTGGAGTGGAGGCGCTTACTTTCCGCCTGCGCCATTGACCGCAAATACAGGCAAATCTCTTACCACCACACAGGGCGGCACAAGTGTAAGCAATGCGATTGCTGTGGTCTATGCTGAATCCTACGCTTACCTATGCTACGGCAAGGGCGCTGCAAATACGACCAACGCAGTCCGTGTGCGATACAGGGATGCGAGTAATGCTGTTACAAGGGAGTTTTTCGTTAGCGAAGGAGCGGCAAGCGGTAGCACTATCGTCCGATTTGGTTCGGGGCCAATGAACCTTAAAGCGCTCACGGCAGGGCAATGCTCGGACGGCTTGGCAGGTTCGTCAAGTTTCCCGACCTCCGAGGGTGCAGGTTACTCCATCGAACCCATTGACACGCTCAATACTGGATTCCCTTACTTTGCTGTGTATTACCGCATCGGCCCATGCCAGCGATTCACCTCACAACCCGTTCACTTTGTCAACAAATACGGAGGGATAGATTCCTACACCTTCACACTCAAGAACCGCAAGCGAGCGAATGTGCAGAGGGATACATTTGGCTACAACTCGGACGTTTACGGCACGCTCACATATGACAAGGTATGGGCGGGGTCGTTCGATTACGTCTATGCCCTCAACTCCGATTGGCTCACCGATGCCGAATCCGAGTGGCTCATCGAACTTGTCCGAAGCGGGCAGGTATGGCTCGAATTAGACGGCCAACTTGTGGAAGCTGTAGTCAACGCTAACCAGTATCAGTTTGTAACCAGACGAAACGACCAGCTCCAGCAGTTGCAGTTGGAAGTCGCAGTCGCATACAAGAACAACATCCTATGAGCGTCACCCTGATTGCTTACCCGCTTAACGATAGCAACGTTGAAGTGCCTTATGTTCTTGACACGATGGGCGGCACGGACGTGGCCATCACCTACTCCATCAGCGACATTGAGGACGTAACCAAGCGGAGGGGGTCGTTCAGCAAGACCATCACCCTGCCGAACACCCCGACCAACGAGAAATGCTTCGGCTTTGCGTACAACATCCAGTCCTTCGTGGGCGGCTTCACTCCGAACAAGAAGATTCGGGCGGCGATGTGGGAGGATGGCGTGCAGGTGTTCAGCGGTGTACTGCAACTGCTATCCATGGCCAAGACGAGGGGCAAAGTCACCTACGAGGTTGGCCTGTTTACCGATGACGTGGGATTGTACCAAGCCATCGAGGGCAACCTTCTTGTGAACACGGCAGGGGTTACGGGCATGAACCACACGCCTACAAGTGGCCACGTCAGCGGAACTTGGACGGCAAGCGGTGCGGCATCGAGTGGCTACGTCTATGGGGTCATTGATGCGGCGGGATTTACGGACATCCTGAACCAAGGAGGTGGTTGGTTTCAAGCGCCGTGGTGGAGGCTTGGGCCTTCGATATACGTCAAGAAGATGGTGGACCTAATCTTTGCCGAGGCAGGGTACAGGTACTCCAGCAACTTCTTCAACTCCGCAACTTTTGGTAAGTTGGTCATTCCCTATGCGGCAGGCACGATGCCCGTGAACTTGTCGGGGAGCAACATCTTTGCGCAGAGTACGGGCAATCTCACTCCGTTTGTGGAATTGACAGACCAAACGCTGCTTTTCAGCAAGGACACGCCTGCGCCATTCTACGACCGACCGAACTACTGGACGGCATCGTCAAGCATCTTTGTCGCACCTCAAACTGACACACGTTGGAACCGCTTA